TTGCTGGTTCTCCTAAATAAATATTACCAGAATTAATAACTGAATAACCTGAATTGTTTAATGTAAAATTTCTTTTAGCTCCAAAATTTATATTTCTATTTGATGATACAGTAAAATCGCCTTGGTTGCTTCTAGCATCAAATGTTATCTTATCAGAAGTAATAATTATTTGATCGGTTGTTGTATTATCTGTAATATTTCCATAGTTATAATTAAATATCCCCTCACCACCATCGTTTCCTTTATTTAAAGAAAATGGATTAACCTCTTCAGTAGGAACATCTACTGATAAGAAAAAATCACTATTTTGACCACCAAAGTTTTGTCTAAGAGATCCATTAGACAAAAGAGAAATAACAGAACCTGCAGATAATGATTCTTCAGAAAATGGATTATTATTACTTATGTTTAGTAACGGAAATATAGCTCGCGAACCAATTCTAATTCCATTCCCATGCCTGCCTTCAATTAATAAATCTGAATGCTTTGATATATCATATGAAGTATTGCTCAAAAAATCTAATTCCGAGTTCTTTCTCTTTTTTAATTTTTTGACTTGAAAATTTTGAGGATATTCTATTCCATACCCACTCTTTTTATTTATCTGAGGGTTGGGGTTTAAATCTCTACCTTCTATATTTTTAGAATAAAAACTAGCAGGAGAATAATTAGGTTCATTAAAACTATTTAAAGGTCCTATGTAATAAAATTTTTTAGATATTAATACAAATAAAACTAAATCACCTCTAGTTATAGAATCACTTATACCTCTAAATAATGGTCTAGCTTTTATTCTTTTTTGTATAGTAGGTAATGTAGTCTTTAATGGTTTAATCTCAATTATCTGAGATGAGTTTTTTTCTTCATCTTGATTTGGATAATCAACATTATTTATAAAAACCTTGTTTACTAAAGCTAAATTAAACTCTATTGCTTTAGTAGCTATATCATCATAAAATCTTTTTAAACCCATTATGTCTTTCCATACTTACTTCTTATATCAGACATATCAACAATTTCATCTTTTTTCTTTTGTAAATCAGTTGTTACATCTTCAAGAGTTGCCATTAGTTGTTCTTTCTCTTCTTCAGAAAGTAAAGCAGCACTACTATCATCGATAGTTTGCTTGGACATAATGCGTTGGTATATAGTAGCTAGTTTAACGAGGTTATCATCATTACGAATACCCACATCCATTAACTCTTTAATTATAGGACCTACAACAGCTATGTCCTCTATACCTTGGATATAGCCATGAACTTCCTGAATCAATAAGTCAATCTGAGTTTTCTTTAACTTAGTGTTCTCGTATATCTCCTCAGATAAATCTGAAAAGTTTTTATCACCGAATATTTTATAATCGTTTTCCATACATATAAATATAGTACGGGTTTAGAATTACACTAAAGAACCTGTATATCTTAGGTTGTCTATATGACCACGGCTAAGAACTTCTTCTTGGATTCTAGGATAAATCTTACGAAATGTATTAGTGACTTGAGTAATTTTAGATGTCTTTACATCTGTCATTTCTCTAATCATAATGTATATTGCTTTCTTATTAAAATTATCAATATTATCTTTATTCTTACATAGATATAATATAGATTCAGCAATATCTCTATCTTGTGGTTTTGGAAAAAGTCTTTCTATATTTTCTTCAAAGTATTCCATAGTCTTTTTAAATATATCAGATGATGGATTTTTTTCTATTACTTCGTCATCTACACCTTGTGTATAAAGAGTATCAACATCATCATGAATTTTTACTTTTTTATAGTTAGCATTATTATTTAGTATAAGATAATTTTTTGCTACTACAGAAAAATAACTAAAGGCTTTACTACCTTTGGTTTCATCAAACTTGTGCATATTGATTACAAGATTAGATACAACCTCTTCTTGTAAATCTCTAAACCCATAACTAAAATAACTAAACTTAAATGTATTAATTATGTTTTCAGCAAGTTTAAGAAATGCTTTATGAATTTCTTCAGTATAAATTTTATTTCTTTCTGATGGTCTTTCACAATGATTATATCTTACGATAGCATCATGAACTGGTGTACCAAAATATATTTTACTTTTTTTCTTTCTTTTTTTCTTTAATGGGGGCATCTTCAACCTCTGTTTCAAATAAACTATTTAATTCATTACCAAGTCGTTTTATCTCTGTAAAGAAAAAACCGACTTCATCATCGGACTCGAAAGTCCCTCTGTCATCTATTTTTTTAAGTTGAAGTTTTATTGATTCTACTGTATTATTTATATTTAATATTATGTTTTCATAGTCGTTGATACGGCGTAATGCATAGAAAGCTACCAATCCTAAAAAGGTAGCTATTATTCCAAATGTAACGGTTATTATGTAATGTAACAATTAAGACTCTAATTCTATTATTTTTTCATCTATTAAATCTATGGCTTCTATAAGTACTTCATTTTGTTCTTCACTAAGTTCTGTTTCTAATAACAAACTCTTTAAATCCTCTAAGAAAAGGATAATTTGGTTGTTAATCATTAAGCATCTCCTACGATATTAGTTAATAGCTCGAGCATCTGATCTTTATCAAAATCTTCTAACTCGTCTATATGATTATCTAATGTTTCAATTAAATCTTTCATATAACCATCTTTAAAACTTTGTACAGTTTTTTCAAATAACTCAGGATTTTCTACTTCTAATACATCTAATATTTGATTAATTAAATCGTTAGCATCTGTTAGATTCTTTCTTACCTTAAAAAACATTTCTTTATGCCTTGATTGTTCTACTTCTAAGGTATCTAATCTGCTAAGTATAAAAGATATAACTTTAATTATTTGTTCGTTTGTATGTTGTGATTTTTCCATATATCCATAAATATTTACTTACTATTGAAATCACTTATATTTTAGTTATTATTATTAAAGTTTAGGGGCATAGAAGAAAGGAAGAAAGAACTATGCCCCATATAGAACCTCTTGAAATGAGATTCAATTCTTTGAGAACGATTATAACCTATTTATATTCCTCTGTAATATACACAATTAAAACCATTAAGTCAAGCATTATTTTTGAGAACTTGAAACTAAATTGTTAGAAACTTGTTCACTTAATAAGGATTGTATGGTGAAATATAACGATGGGTTTCGTTTTAATAAATCTTTAAAATCTTTTTGAGGCCAGACCAAACATTCAGCGTTATGTTCTACTCGACAAGTTGCTGTTGCTGGTTTCTCTGTAAGAAAACTCATCTCTCCTACAAACTGACCATCTTTTAATTCTGCTACTTTATTATCATTAACAAGAACATCTACAGTTCCGTTATAGATAAGGATTAAATCTTTTACTGGCTTACCTTGGGTTATGATAGGTAATGGTGTATTAAACTTTTTCCATTCGGCTACTTTGGTTATCTTTAAGAACTCAACAGGTGTTAAACCCTTAAACATAGTTTCATATAATTCTTTTTCTTTATCTGTCATATCAACTGGTCGTTTTTCATATATGATAACTGCCACATGATATAAGTTAAGTAGTATAAAGATAATGTTCCAACCGATAGCAATCCACATAGGTTCGACTGGAATATAAAAGTTATATAATACAGAGAATAAACTAGCAACTACAGATACTAATCGTAGATATAAAATATCTTTTACTACAAATGAAAAGGCTATTAACCCAAATGCTAAGTGTCCAGCTATAGTTGCTATATTCATATTACATATTACCGTAAACTCGTTTAACGTAAAAGTTTGTCTTTATGTAATTTTTAGAATAACTTCTAGTGATGGTAGGACCATGACTATAAGCAGTAAGTGTAGATGGAATACATTCATCAAAGTGTTTATTAAGTTCAGACAAATACTTTATTCCAACTGTAACATTTACATAAGGATCAAACAAGTCTTCTTTGGGTGTTTGAAATTCTGACATCGCTGTCTTAGGTAGTATTTGCATTAAACCTAACGCACCACTAGTAGATACAGCTTTATGATCCCAATTTGATTCTGTTTGTATAACGGCTTTAACCATTTCATACTCCACACCATATTCCCAACAAAGAGCTTCTATGTAAATAAGTATGTGTTTAAGTTTAGATTTATTCAAAGAAGATTTAATTTCTTTTGCTTGAGTTTCGTAATCACTTGGTGTGAATGGTACATTGACCATACGGACAATGGTTTCGGTTTTAGTATTTATTATGCTAGATGGATTACTTAGATTGACATATCCAACAACGGATAGTGAAGTCAAAGATACACCTAACAGAAAATACAATCTGTTCATATTCATATTATTACCCTTTCTTTATTAATAAATATATTAAGAATTGTCTTCAAGCTTTTTAAAAACTTTTTTTTCTTTAGAGTTCATCATCTGTAATTTAGATAAGTTGTCCATCATCTTACCTTTTTGTACAAGTGATATTTTATCATTCGAGTATAGTTTGTTAACTTCGTCTACGGCTCGTTGATAACCCCATTCGATAAATTCTTTTACGATAGTTTGATAGAGAGTTTCTGTTTTCATATGAGAGAGTTTAGGACTATTTGAGTGAGAGATTTTTACCGTTGGTTTTGGGTTATATATATTATCATAATATTTTTCTAACCACCTATCCCAACTATTATCAGAGAAGATACCTTTAGCAGCTCGTCCACCATTAGCAGACCTACGGTCTAATCTCTGAATATTTCTTTTAGTATCCTCTTGGACGGGTTGAACAATCGCACCTGTCTTGTGGGGATATACAATGTGAGCTGAATACTTTTGTGTATCGGAACAATTGATACAAGTATCAAACCCAAGATGAACTCTTGACGAGTCTACCTTAGTAGAACATTTTTTACAATTACTGGCTAACATCTAATATAGCTTTTTCCAATTCATCTTGAAGACCATACATCAGTTCTTTAGCAATATCAATAGATATTCTAGTATCTGTATTAGCAGAGTAATCTGGTAGAGTGATATCTGCTTCATCTATCAAAGCTTGTATCTCACTAAGTTGTTCTAATATTTCTTTATACGACATTATAAGTTCTCCTTGTTGTTTAATTTTTCTTTATCTTTCTTTACTTGGTTAAGGTCAGCAACAAACACTAAACCAAAAAAGATTATTAGTAATATCATAAATACACCCATTAATTAAGTTCTCCGATTGAGTGAATCATCAGAAAAGGAATCAGCCCACTCGGGTGTCCAATTTTCAGTTTCACCTAATATTTTTATATCAACCATTTTTTTAGATTTTAATATCTTCATCAACTCAGTTTCAGATTTAGCCCATAAAGAAAACTTATAAGTTCTATTTATGGTCAGGTCTTTAGCTTTTATCTTATACCACATTTATTAAGCGTGACCTAAACCTTCGTAGTAAAGTTCAGCATTTGCTTCTAGTTGTTCCACCTCACTTACTTCATCCAGGTGGTCTGTTATGACATCCACTTCATCTGGATCAAATGGAATGTCCCTATCCAAATCAACTTCAGTTTCGTAAGATGATACCGATGGTAAACCTGAATAGTTACAGGTCATATTATCGGTTTCATAAGATTTCATAGTTACCTCATCTACAAAACTCATCTTATTTGCTTCTTCCATTTTTGCTTCATGTTCTTCATAAGAGTTTCTAAGACTTTCTTTTAACTCTTCAAAGTATGTTGTTTCTGTAATGTTACCCATATTAACTTACTCCATTCATAGCGTTATTAAAATCAGGATTTTCTTCACAATAAGTATCCATACTAAACTTACCAGTTTTACAAGCTCTATCTGTTAGGTCTTCGTCCAACTCCATAAACAACCTATCACGACCTTCTTCACTAAACCAAGAGATACAATGTCTTTGTTCACCGAACACGCCAAACGCATCTTCACCGTGTCTAGTCATCTCAACAATTTTAATCTCGTTACTGACAGAAGAAAGAACATACTCAACAACAAGCTTGTTCTTCTCCATGAAGTCCGAAGAGTCTGTTTTTCCAAAATAAAAATCATAAGTGTAAGTCATTCGTTTTTTCCTCTTTTGTTATATGTAAAGATACAAAGAATAATTGATAAAGTCAAGCACTTTCTGGAATTAATCCATAAAATCAATTTCAAAGTCATCCCATTCTGCTACATCATTCATTGGGCTAGAATCTATAAAGTTGTCATCTCTGAAATATGTTGAAACAAACTCATCATCCATATCTTCGTTTGAACCAGCAGTTACCCAATTTTCTTTGATATCTTTGTCAGCAGCTTTCTTTGCTTTCTTATCAATTATTAGGTCTTCTTCGCCGACTTCAAAGTCGAATGGTAGGTCATTTAGGTTTATACTCATTTGTTTATTGTCCTTGTGTTATTAGTTATTTAAAATGTAAGGTTTATCCCACTTACCAAGATTAACTGACATATACCAACCGACATGAAAGTAATCAGTTTGGGCATCAGATTTATCAAAGTTACCAATGTTCATCG